TTCAGTTGGTGCAATATCAACTTCATCTGAGCTACTCAAAAATAAGAAATATACTTCATTGATATCTTGCACAAAGTTAAAGAATGTATCTGAGTCAAAGAATACACCTTGTAGACTTTCCGCTGTTTCGTTTGTTACTATCCTTCCTTCCATTATACTTGTCTTCCTAAAGTTGTTTGAAATGCCTGTACCGCTGTGTAAAAGTTAGAAGCATCTGTATCTGTTAAACCGTCACCAATTGAAGAAAAAGCACATTCTTTGGTTGAATAATAATTTGGTACATTCCCATAATTAGCAGCTAATATAAATATAGTAACATTAGGTCTTATACCAGCACTAAATGTTCTTGAAACTACATTAGTATTATTTCTAAAACCTTTCTCTAATGCTCCTATTCTGTTCCCAATATAGAATGCTCGTGAATCTGTGTCTGATGCTGTAGTATAAGAACCAGTTACGTTCATAACAAATCTACTATTGTTTGAATCCCTTATCCATAGCATTAAGTAAGGACCAACAGCAAAATTTGCACTACCTATCTCAATTTGAGTGGTGTTTACATTTGTTCTTGAGTAATAACTTAAATGTACATTATCATTAACAGAAAAGCCAGTTGTAGGGTTAAAATAAGTATTTGCAAATCCACTTGTTCCATTACTTACCATACCATTGCTTGAGTGTGTGACTCCAGTTCCATAAGTTAATCTAAATGCAGCATCTAAATCTCTAGGGTCTTTCAAATTGAATTTATGACTGCTTGCTGTGCCACCTACAATAGGATAAATAGCTTTCATTTTAGTCCAAACCCCATAGGTTTTTAAGTCAGCTACCAAAGTTATAATTGCACTTTGTTGTTTTGGGTCAGTTATTCCAGCCGCTGTTATGAATGCTTGTGCATCGGGGTCAACTCCTGGAGTTTTTGGCATCAAAGAAATTAGGCTTCTGTACATGTTCCTACTATATCAAATTTCGTATCTGTTGAATTATAAATGCAACCAATATAAGTGGTCTTATTAGCCACCGTTGTTGTTGGTGCTGTTACTCCAATTGCTCTGAAATTAGTTCCGTAAGTTATAGCTCTTGCCGTTCCATTATCCTTAATTCTGAAAATCAAAGATTGACCTTCTGCAAATGTACCAGTTGGATTTGCTAACGTTAAACCAACTGCTTGAGCTGTAATCGTTACTATGTCATTTGTGCTTGTAGCTGTAACCGTTGCACTTGAAGCTACCGTTTGAACTCTTGGATTAAAGAACGTTTGGTCACCAGTATTTGTTCCACTTGTATTTCCAATTACGGTTAAATTTGCATCTGTTACATAACGCTTGTTTAAGCTATCTGCTATATCTGCCGTTGTTGCATCTGCTCCAGCTGTGACCAACCCTTTTGCATCGTAAGTAATTTTGGTCTTTGTTGCTCCCGTAATTGCTGTATTTGATGCCACCTTGCCATTGAATGTAGTCCAATCAGCTGAGCTCAATGCACCTCTATTAGTAGCAGATGCTGTAGGTAGATTGAATGTGTGAGTAGATGTAGCTGAACTGATTGCAAAGTCAGTGCCACTTGTACCTACTGCTAAGTTCTGCACCTGAGCAGTTAAGCCATTCAATGCTGTTAAGCCAGTTGAGAAGGTAGTTATTATCTGACTAAGATGATTGTCTTCTGTGTGAAGTGTGATTGTTCTACCACTATGAGTGACATATATCCTCACAGCAAGTCTATCTGTTAATGCTAGTGTAGTCTGTGGTACTGCTAATGCTGATAGATACAAGTCTATTGCTGTGCCTCCAGTGATGCCTTCAGGATTGGTTGAGTTAGATGCTATCAATGTCAATGTAGCACCATCCCATTTGTAGAGCTCTACATAAAATGAAGGTGTGCCACCAGAACTAGATGCAGAAAAATATGTTTCAAAGTTCCAATTTCCACCTGGTATCTCTAATTGACTAGGATCATTGGCATCTGTAATGAATGACTGAATGTAACCATCAGCATTGATAGTGAAATCTGTGCCAGCTCCTATGACTGGTGTCTTATTTATTTCTTTCATTGCAACACCACCAAATGTACCTTGACTTACTGAGCCATTAAGATAGTAACTGACAGATGCACCACCACCACTTGATGTTGGAAAGTTAGCAAGTTGACCATCACCTCTGATGTATTGTGTTGCTACACCAGCACCAGCAACTGCTAATGTGCCTGATGTAGTTATTGGATTGCCAGTTACTGTGAATGCTGATGGCATAGTTAAGTCTACACTTGTAACTGTACCTGCACTAGCTAATACTCCATCAATTATCTCCTGTCCTGTTACACTCTTACTTACATGACCACCTCCTGATACTTCTGCTATCTCTAGCAAATCTGTTGGATCAATTGCACTACCTTTAGCTGGTAAATCTGTTATTTTTACTGCCATAATTATTCTATAAATCTGATTAAATTATCTTCTGTAATTCTTACAATTCCTTCTTCTGTAATTCTAGTATTAGGATCTATGATTATTGTTTGTTGAATTCCTTCTCCTTTTATTATGCGTAGAAGTTCGACCTTAGTAGATACATTAGACCCACTAAGATAGTCACTAATACTCAACAACCTATATACTACACCATCAATGTTTATTAAGTTTCTAAAGTTTAATGCGTTAATATCTTGTGGATTAAGCATTACATAACATGTCAACTTCTTACCATACCTTGATAACAACTCTTTAATGAATGTATCATGATATAGATATAGATTATTGGATGGATAATTATTACTAACCCAGAATACATAATCAGGAACACCCCAATTGAAGTCAAATGTAGGAGAATCTAAACTATCTAAGTGACCAACATACGGATAAAGAGTATTAAAATAATCAACATTAAACTCATCTCTATGAAACCAGTTACCTGTTCTTAATCCACCTAATTGAACTATAAATGACTTTCCTTTCTTTAACACTATCTCACTTGTACCATTTTCATTAGTCTTTAAATCAAAGGACCTTGGAACAATCAAATCAGTAAATGTACCTGGTGAATCACCTGGTATCTGAACAAGTAACTTCTGAGAGAATGGTAGTAAGAAATCTGTAGAGTTTACTGAGAATTGACTTTGACTCTCAATAAAGAATGATCCATATTGCTTGTTAACATCATTCTGATATCTCTGATTCCAATAGTCAGTATCTTGTGTGAAATTAAATTTATAATTCTTACTTGCGAAGTTAATAGTAGGCTCAACCATAATCTCTTTTGACCTATCAATCTTAGATGACCAATCAATAGCATCACCACTTGGATTATAGAATTGACTCAATGGCTCTATCTCTAATACAGTTGCATCTTCTGTTGATGGTTTAACTAATAGATTAAATGCATTAACAAAGCCTTTAAAGAATACATCACAAGTCATGTTAGGAAGAAATGGAGCTAATGTAACTAATCCTCCAGCTGTTAGAGCTTGCTGTTGTTTTAATATATCTAACTCAGCTGTATTGCTTGTTACTTCAAATGTTAGATTATAATTGCTTAAACCACTTCTACTTATAGTAGTGTTGTTGATAACAAATCTTAAGTTAATTCTTATCTCATCATTTATTACTACATTGATTTCTCTTGAATAATTAAATGAGAATGATAATGATGTAGAAGTACTAGTTAAGGCTCCTTGATATATTAAATCTGATGTTAAGTAAGATCCATTTTTAATTATCTCTAATCTAACTTCATAAGATCCATTGATAATATATGCTCCAGCTCCATTACCTGAAATATTTATATCAACATCATGATCACCATAATAATTGATTTTAAACAATCCATCACTAGCAGATACAAATGATAAAGGAATTGTACCTTGTGCTTGGTTTAAATTATCTTGAGTAACAGTACAATCATATTGATCTAAGAAATTTCTAACTCCAGTAGACATACTTCCTGTAGGATCTCCTGGCTCTAAGAAATCTTGTAATTGACCATTAAAAATAAAACCATTAGTATTGTTATCTTCTGTAGTGAATAATGAATCATTATTAGCTTGTGAGCTATCAATCAATGGTAGGTCACCACCATCATAAGCAAGTAGTAATTTCTTAAATGTCTGAGTCTCTAAGAAGTTACTATCCCATGTGATACCACAATATTCAAAAGCTTTCTTTAATACTTCATAACAGAATACTTGTGGTGGTATATTCTCAACTGCAAAGGTATCTGCTGATGGCCTTGTATATCCGTAATCTATCAATCCGTAATAATAACCTTCACCAGTCCAACCTTGTGAGTCATAATTACTTGAAGGACTTCCATCTAACTGGATAACTCCATTCCATGTATCTTGTTGATTAGCATAAGTCAATAGATGATCATATTCTGACCAACCTAACTCATTTACTTTTATCTTCTGTAGCCTAGAGATATAATCAATTGTATCACTAACTAAAGTTATGTCAAAGGACCATATTCCATCTAATTGCTTACAGCTCATCAACTGAACTACTCCATTAAACTCAAGCAATCCACTCTGATAGTATTGGCATTCAGCTTTTATACTTGGATCAAAGTCTATGAGTTCTGGTTGGTCTTCAAAGATACTATCAATAGCTGATAGTGTAAACACACTAAGCATTAACTGTACATTGCTTCTTGTACCTGGTAGTGTTATAGTCTTTGACTTATTTCCTTTCCTTGATGATAGGTCCTTAATATCACTGATACTAAAGGTCAAAGGAAATGGAGCATTTTGGTCAATGTCTACCAGTCTACCATTTATGAATAATTCTCCAGCCATTAGTTAAGTTGTGATCTATATGTATATGTTCTATCTATGGTCACTTGTTCCTGTAGCAATCCATCTCTTCTCCTAGTCTTTAATTGGTAGGTTGAATTAGTAACTTTAACAGGCTCAAATTCTGTTCCATTTGTTTGCTCAAGATAAACTATAGGGGAGTCATATAAAGACTCTACCAACCAATTCTGAACATCTTCTGATATCCAATCTGAATTCAATACTAATTGCTTATTCTTAGTCTTGGCATAATTTACTTTTTGCCCTGAGTATAGTGGATAAGTGTAGCTGTTACCACTCCATACACCTGGATCACGTTGATAAGCAAATGACTGTACAGTTGCTGATTGTGTTGATACTAATCCAAATGTAAATGAATCCCAACATCCAAGCTTATTTAACCAATGCAATCTATAAGGCTCATATCTTTGACATGCTAAATCCATGTAGATAAAAAATGTTTCTGAACTACTTATACCACCAACATCAACATAAACAAAATATTTAAAACAATCATCAAAGTCCAATTGTGTTATTGTTGAATTTGCTATAATAGCTTGTGGACCAACATTCAAAATATTATAATCTGTACTTGTTAAAGAAATTGAGAAATCAGAAGCTATAACATTTCCTAACACATCATATAGTTCACATGCTAAAGCAACTCCAGCACTACCAGTTGGCTCTAAATAACCTAAATAAAAGTTATCTTCCATTCCACATAAAGCTCTAGATGTTCTTGGGAAATAAGTAAGAAATAAACTATTTTGAGTCTGATTAGGATCATAATCAGCATCATCAAAATCAATCCATTCAGTATACTCTAATGATCCATTAAAAGCCTTCAATGTAGTACTAGTATCACTTGCTTGTGTGATTGGTGGATTACCATACTTTTCATAAACTATTATAGCATAAGTAACCATTGAATCAGTAGCATCTAGTTCTAAGTTAGTAGTAGGAATAGTATTTCTAATATAAGCTTCTACAGCTTGAGATACATCTATCCTTGATAAAGCATTGAACTGTCTGAATACTTGTTGAGTCAACACTAATGTAGAGTCAATGTATAACTCCACAATAAATGAAAAGTTTTCCTGTGCTGTCTGATCACTGCTAAAAGTAAACACCAAAGGATTGCCAGCTGGTGCTATAGCTTGTGGTTGATTATATATTGTTACTGCCATTCTTTAAAAAATTTATTTCAAACATTAATCCAGTCAACTCAGCCAAATCATTTGCAATCTTATTAAGCACATCATCAGTGATAACATTCTCAGTTATTCTCTTAGGTCTTAAACCTCTCTGCTTGATTTTATATGATACTGCATAAGCGTGACTCATATCTAATCCTTTCCATTGACTTATAGCTGTTGCCATGTTATGACTTACACCAGGATAGTTAAATGAAAATCTACTACCATAATTGTTACTACCAACAGCATTAACTCCTTCATCAACAAATGGATAGTAATCATCAGCCTCTAATCTAAATGATAACAGTCCAGTTGGTACAGGTATAATTGAAGCTGCTAATGCTCCAGTGTTCTGAGCTACCTTCTTAGTGTAATCTCTGAATTCAGTTGCAAGCTGTGTTGATAAACCTGTTATAAATCTATCATAAGCAGTTTTTGGCTTCTCAGCTTCCTGAGTAGTGATACCAAAGTCCTCAAGAAAATCAAATTCTGCCATTACTTAATATGCGTTTATGTTCGTTCTCATCTACTATTCTAAAGTAGTTCATCCAAAATAATGATGTCACATAAGGCTGTTGTGTAATTTTTCCCACACTGAGTCCCATTTCTTTTGATAGTCTATGTAAGATAGTGGTCCAAGTGAACCATTCTGAATCTTTAATTCCTGATTCATCTGACTCATCTGCATATTCACTCTCACCATCTGTATCCCTAATATAGCGTTCTTCTGCTTTTTTGAGTAGTGCAAAAAAAAACTAAAGAAGTTTAAAAATTCATCACCAGGGAAATGTTCTTTAAACAAATGATATCTATTATCATTAGGATTAAGTAATCTACCTCTATCATCCTCTTGACAATATTCCATACCTTTCTCAAGGTACATAATTGCTAATGCTTGACATGGATCTTGGCTAATGTCTTCAATCAACTTTAAGTCAATAATCTGTCCAGTAGCAACATGAGAGAAGTTCTTTTCCAGCCTGTACTCTTTACCATTGATAGTAATGAATTCTTTTGGCTCAGTATATTGATAACTACTCAACATCTTAAGCAAGTGATTGGATGCCTCCTGAACACTTGAGATATCAGAGTTCTTAATCTTATTGATTGACTCACCACTGAATATACTAAGTAACTGACATTGGAAAATTAAAAACTGAGTGATGTCCTCTTCTTTCTGTTCCTTGATAGCATCAGCCATCATTAACCATTTAGTCATTTGCTCTGGGCTACAATCAGCAATGGTTTTTGGTAGTTTAATATCTAGTTGTTTCATACTCTTAATGCCATGTATCTGCCTCGGTTTGTAAACTCTTTCTTACTATGCCATGCTAATGCTGTAGATATAACTCCATCATCATGCAATCCTGATGGTGCAGAATAAGTTACATTCCTTGTGTTTGGATTGTAAATATAGGAATAATTTTCAAGCTCATCTATCAACCATTGTTCATTGATAATTGATATTGACTCCTGTTCAAATGCTACAGCAAGGTCCTCAATAATGATTGGCTTTGTCTTAGAGCTTGTAACAAATGGATGGATTAGATTCTTACACCTGGACTGAAGCATTTCATAGAATACATCACCTTGATTGTTTACCTCCACCAATGTAGTTGCATTATATTGCTTGATGATAGTTGCTACCTTCTCAATGATTTTACTCCATTCATCATGTCTCCATCTGTGAGCTGTGACCATCTGACCATCTTGATTGAGAATAGTTAATACAGTGTAGTCATCAGCTCTACCAATATCTAATCCTCCATACATCTTAGCTGTCTTATTTGCTACTTTAATGCAGTTACTTACATTCTTAAATATACCAGATGCATTATCTATAAACTCAGCCATGTACTCTTGTCTGAATACTATATCAGGTAGTGATCTCTTTCTCTCTTCCAGTTCTCTTGGATCAATCATTGGATTGTCATAAGAAGTGAAATGAAAGTAAGCATACCTATCATCATAGTTAGGTTGCATACATAATCTATGAAAGTGATTCTTACCTTTTGGAGTAGAGATAAATATTATCTTCTTACCTTTCACCAGGACAGTTGCACTAAGTACCTCATCCCAAAGCTCAGGTCTAGTAAATGCCATCTCATCTACTACCATGTAATCAAAGGTATTACCTCTGATATTATCTGGTCTTTCACCTGAAAAGAATTCTATGGTAGATCCGAATCCTGTAATCATTAAGTCTGATCTATTGAATGAAAATAAACCACTTGCTGATGTTGCTCTTTCCATTTCAGAGAATACTTTCTTGCCTTGCTTATAGACTGGAGTTACCCAAGCAATTTTACAACCTTTATCATTGATGGCCCAGTATAACAATTGGTTGATTCCAAGCATGGTCTTGCCAAACTGTCTACCAATATTTAGAGCATAGTATTTCTCATGGCCATGGTTAATAGCATCATGAATTGTTCTCTGATTATCATGTGGTTTATAACCTTTGACTGTACTCATTCAAAGTCAAACTTCTCTACATTTTTAGTCTCAAGTTGTTGTCTATCATGCATGCCAAGTCTATTCTTAGCATAGAAGATTCCCTTGCCTTCATTACCAACAATGTCAATGGCTAAGCCTTTAAATAGGTTATCTATTTTTTTAATAGTGTCCGATTTGAGTTTGTCATCAGAGTCCAACCATCTGTAATATGTATCTCTGACAATACTCTGCTCCTTCCTTACAATAGGAATCCAAATTCTAAGGAAATAGTCTATTGTTGGAATATGTCTATCCAATACCATAACAATATCTCCTTTATTAGATATCATTTCTTTTTTGTGGTTAAGACACTCCTCAATATAGATATGAGCAAGTTCCTCCAGATGCATTATAAATTCATCGGAATATGCCATTATTATTATAATTTATTGTTCGATTAATTACAGTACTTGATATAGAATGTATAAGGTACCACTTTAAGTTTAGCAAGTATCCAGATAACATGCTTATATTTTTTGAAGTCATACTTCTCAAAGTTATCTCTGCTCCCCATTCTCATATTTACAAGTCTTAGCATTCTTTCAGCACTTGTTCCAAGTTTTGTGAAATCAAATTCTGACTTTATGCTAAACTTTTCTTTTGCCTCTTCTTTAGTTAGCTTTCCACTTCTTACTTGTGCAGCAAGGTATACAATTCTTTTATCTATATTAAACTTTTCAGGTAGAAGGAATGATCCAACAAACTCAGTATAGACATTCTCACAATGTTTTCCACCATAATCTTTCCAGTTGATTAGTCTTTTCATTTCAGCCTCCATTGTATCTCTATCAAATCCATAGTGAAATGGTCTGACATTCTTGATACCTATCAAGGCATAGAATAATTGGTCCTTGAAAGTGAAAAGAGGATAGTTGTGAAGCTTGAGTCCAGTGTATTTGTTATAAACTGACTGAATATATTTAGCATCCATGTAGGTCCATCCTTTTGGGGTTGATCCTTCAGTTCTGAAGTCATGACCATTGAGAATATACTTTATGCCATATTTGTAAGCTGTGTCATACATTAGCTTAGTCATTGCTATGTCATTTGGAATATCAGCATCTGGAATACCGGCAGCAAGGAATGAATCATTCAATCTGTCATACTCAGCTTTATTAACATTGTATGTTATTAAGTCTACATTAAGTTGTTTGACTAATTGAGTCATATTGTGAATAGCCTCTGGAGCATTCCAGTTATTATCAAAGTGTATAACAAGAGGCTTCAGATTCCAATATCTTACAGCTGTATACAGAAGAGTGCTGGAGTCAATACCTCCAGATATTCCCATAATGCAGTCATAGGTCTTATTATTACCTTTGGCTCTTATCTCTTTGATTATATGCTTAAGCTCATGAGGATTAGCTTGTAGTTCAAGTTGATCATGTAGGTCACAGTACTCGCATTGTTTTTCTGTTATAACTGTTATTGACTCATCAAATAAACAGCGTGGACATTCTTTCATAGTTGATAAAGTTATGATATAAATTGCTAATATAGTAATTTTTTAAGTTCTGTAAAATCTTTCTCAAGTATACCAGGTGAACATCTTTCAGACCTAAGTATTCCATCCCAATGATCTTTAAATTTATGCTTGTTGTTCCATTTGTTTGTTGAGATTGAAAGTAGTTGCACTGATTTATCACATTCTAGTATTCCAATTTCTTGTTTAGTTTTTACTGCCTTCAGCCACATGGACCAATCAAGACCAGAATTAAGTCTTTGATCAAATGGAGTATAGTTAATTTTCTCAAGGAATTCTCTATTTAGAAATCTACCAATACCAATTGGCTCATTCTTTCTCATGTTGTCCTTGTATCCTTTCCAGTGTACTAATCTTATTGAATCAGATACATCAGCAAAGTGAGATCCAAGCATTCCAATCATTCCAAAATCTTTACTATGCTCTTTGCATCTTTCAATGTATTGGTCACTGCACCAGTCAGATGATCCCATGAAGATTACAGCATCAGGATTATAATTCTTTGAAGCTTGGAATCCTGTGTTCCATTTATTACCTAATGGATCATTATCAATGGATATGAATTCACAATCAAATTCTTTTGCAATTTCTTTTGCTTCATTCTCATGACCTAAAATAATAGGAGTCACACCTTGTTTAATAAGTCTTGAGATAGTTAACCTAAGCAAAGGAAATCTACCAAAAACAGGTATTGGAGCAGTTACTATCATTGTTTAATTCCTATAAAGTGAATTCTTGGAGTTAATTGTTCTTCTTTATTTAAAGAATTTACCAATCTTCCCATAGCATTTCTTATGTAAGAGTTACAGCATGTCTTAAGTTTTCCATGACCATTTGTTTCATGCCAGGTTGCTAATTCTTTTTTTAAAGGATTGCTTAAATGGAAGCTTTTTGTTTTTTTAAATCTTTCAGCTTGTGCTAATAGTTCTTCACTTAGATTCATAAAGTAAAATTAAATCAGATAATAAATAAGTAATAAATGCCAAGCCAATAAGATGCCATTCAATTATTGCTGAAGTAACTAATGCTATCCAGAATGACAAACAACTCTGACAATTGAATGGTTTAAAATCAAGGAGATTGAAGCTCAGGAATGCTCTCGCTAATCCTATTGGCATTGTTATTATAATCAGATAAATCATATTTGAATTGTTTAATTGCTAAATGTATGGTATCTAAACTGATACCTGTCAGTGTTCTTATTTCTCTATAGGTCATACCCATTAGATGCATCTTAGTAATTTCTTTAGTGAAAAGTTTCTGATCATCTGTAGGGGATTCATGTAAATATGTATCTAATAACTGCTGAGCTTCTGTGACATGATATTCATCTTCTGATTGAATATTGATATCTAGAAGCTCTTCGTGCAGTTTGTATTGTTTATTAAATGTTGAATCTCTCCACTTATATTGGTTGTAAGCATATCTAGCAAACACTCTTGGAAGATCCTCTTGTTTGATATTGAGTTCACAGACCAATAGATAGACGTGACTAACCAGGTCTCTTGATATTGGATTTCCTCCAGTAATCTTGTTTGCGATGATATAAGCTTCAGTTTTCCAGAAATGCACATGTAAAATTATTGATTTTTACCATACCAATTAAACCATTTGATATAGAAATCTTCAGAGACTTTATTATCATTAAGAAATCTAGACATTTGAGCATTAGTTACACCAATATCTTCAGCTACGTGAGTTTGTTTATATCTGTTATTGATTTTATAAACCGTCTCTTCTTGCATCCATTTCTTAAGATTATGGTCAAAGTCTCTAAGATAGATTGTGATTGTTCTTACCATATTTTGTAAAGATTATAAATGTAGTAGATAAAAGCTAATAAAAATACTATTATAATTCCCATGCTACCAAACATCATGTTAACACCATATAAAAAAACACTTACAAATATCACCCAGATTAAGCATATCAATGCCCAAATTCCGAACATTTTTATTCTTTCCATTAGAATAGCTTAGATTTTACCTCAAGTACATTCAATGTGTTGTAGTGAGTTTCTTTGTATGCTTTACCTCTTAATTCAAACACAAGCTCTACTGTATCATTCACCTGGATAAAATCTAGTAGATATATCTTATCATTCACTAATTGGAATTTTACTTCTTGCGGATATTTATTATCTCCTACCTTGAGGATAAATTCTTGTATTCTGAACGTTTCAGATACTTGCTTTGCGGGCAATTTGTTAATGATTGCTCCTTCTAATTTAAATTGATTCATATTATTTGTTTTTGATATAATTACTTAATTGTTTCTCTTCATGCTTGATAGCTTTTTTTACATTTTTAAGTTGTTTTTTAGCTAACTCAATATTGTTAATTGTAAATTCTTTCTTTAAATGTAGCTCTTCAATTAAAAACTCTTGTCCTTCAATCCATAAGTCTACTGACTTTTTAAAATCTTCATTCATATTATTTGTTTACTTGTTACTTAAAAAACCCCTCCTTGTTATTCACATCAGTTTTAACTTCCCAGGTTTTAACTTTGGAGGGGTTGGCTTACCAGAGCCTGATTACTTGCTTTTGCCGAGTAAAGGTTTCATTGTAGTATTGTCTTTTGTAATTTTCACTACCTTCATAATGTGCATTCATTATCTGCTCTTTTTCTATTTTTTTGGCTTGTTTAATTAGTTTTTTAATTGTAAAATTTCTAAGACTTATTTCTTCAATTTTATAAGCTATTGCTAATGCTTCAGCTAACCATTCTACTGCTGTCTGTTTCATTTTATTGTAATTTAAAAGTTAAATAATCTTTGTAAAAAACTTTTCGGTTGTGTTTTTTCAAGTATTGCCACAATTATTTCTGTATTTACTTGCTCTTGACCAGCAGGTAATGTTGTAAACCAATCTTCACCTAAAAAATGGTTTGTTAATATTTTAAATGCCTCTTCTGATGTTGTAGGTGGAGGACATATTCCATAGTCAATTTTTGACTTTTTTCTTTGTTCTTCTAAAAATTGTTCTGCTGTCATCTTATTTCTTTTTAAATTGTTTTATCAATTCATCACCTGCAACTGAACACATATTGTTTTCAAGTAAAGTATTAAGTAGTAAATTAACTTTTTCCTTTTGCTCTAATTCCATTTTTAAAGCTTCTTCAAAGTATACGTCAATATTAAGTTCTAAACCCATTCTTTTTGTTGTGTTGATAATTTGAATTTTCAACCATTCTACTGCTGTCATTTCTTATTGTTTAAATTGTTAAATTCTTCTTTGCTTACCTTCCTAACATCTAATTGGTCAATGTTGTCTGTCACCAAAATACAATAGTCATGACCTGACTTGTTGAATGTCTTAGCTGAGTATCTAGCATACTTGAGATTCTCTAAGCTTGACTCAATAATGAAGTAGGATTTTTCCATTACTTAGCTATTGTTTTAGGATTGAAAATTAAAATATCATCACTTATTTTACTGTAAGCAAATTCTTTTCTATCCTTTTCTTGTGTTATTTCTGTGAAAATAAACTCAATTAATTGAAAAGATGAGAATTTAACATTTTGCTTACTTGTTTTTTGTGGTGATCCACAGAATTGAACTCTAAATCCAGCTTCATTATTAAACATAAAAGCTAAATTATCTCCTATTTTTCCAATTTTAACAAATTTCTTATCTGTTTTAAAATTATTAGAAATAGTGACAGCATAATTTTTGTTCTTAGTATTATACCAAATAGACAAAGTGTCTTCTAATATTCTTCTTCTTCTTACTGGACCACTCCAGTCAAAGTATTCGATTAATTCTTCCATTTTTGTTTGCATGTTATTTGTTATTTAATTGTTCAATATACTCATTGTAATACTCTGTACAAGCTGTTAGCCTCTCTCTAATGGATTCTTCTATAGAAGTGTTACGTTCATACCTTAGCACTGTTATTCTCTTTCTAGGGTCAATGTGAGATACTTTGTGGATAGATTTGTTATCCCAATCAGTAAGTAAGAAATCATCAGTGTCAATCATGCAGTAGATTAGCTCAGCTGATTCCTTATCACATAGCATCATGTAGCCTCTCAATTGCCACTCATAGTCTTTGTTGATTCCTTCTGCTGAGATAGCTGGGAAAGTCTCTAATGACCATGATGTCTTAATATCAATGATTGAATTGTCCAATATGATGTCAGGTGTACCAATTAGACAGTCATTCTCAATAGTATCTTCATTCTTGATGTAAAATGTATCTCTAATCTGATTGACTAACTCAATTGACTCATGCTCCCAGTCTGTACCTTTCTGCATTGCCTTTGTAGAGATAAAAGAGTTGTAGCCATAGAAGTCCTCTTTTGCCTTGTTAGCGATATAAGACTTAGTAGTCTGACTCAATACTTCTGACTTAGTTCTAGACTCAGTCATTAATTTTCCTAGTGATGATGGATGCCATTTCATAGTGCTTGTATTTGTGTTTTGGTTAAATTGAAATCTGATTTTAATTTTTCTGCTGTGTACTTTCCTGACTCAATTGACTTAAGAGCTTCCTTGAATCTGTCATCTGTTAGCGTTGGCTTTTCAGCTACCGTAACTGGTTCTAATGATTCAACACCATCATTCTCAGTGATGTCATAGGCTGATTGATAAAGATACCTTCTATTGTAAGTGATAGTAGATCCTAATCTTTGGATCGCATCAACTACAGATGTACCTCCACCTTTAGCTAACATTTCAGCATCAACATAAGGGATGATAACTTCATAGAAATCAGTTTTATCATCTGAATTAACTAATGTTAGTACACAAATCCCTTCATTTTTTAAAAACTTAGGATAAGCATTTACTCCATACTTAGCATTTAATTCATTAACAATAGGCATAAAATCTGTAAGCTCATGGTACCTAAATCCAGAGAATTTGTTAAGTCCTGATTTTGGAATTTTACGCTTACTAATTTCCAACTTAATTGCAGCCATCCTAAGATGCAATGTTGGTAGTTTTTCTTCTTGGTTTTGCATGTATATTTATTTAATTGTTTACAAATGTAATAATTTTATTTAGATGTGCAACTATTTAGAATAAAAATAATTGAATATACCACCATTTAGGCTCAATTATCTGTCCAATGTAATCATCATCTGTATAGTCTTCACCATTCCAAATGACCTGAGTTACTTTGTAGTATTCTACTCCACCAAATTTATTAATCTTCACTACCTCACCTACAAAGTAGCAGTCACCATCTTCTGTATCTTTTATCTTATCTCCTATTTTCAGCATAGCAAAGTATTATACCATTCAACAAACGTATCAAAATCTCTAGCAATGTAGTAGATACCTTTTGCACTCTCTATTTTTTGTTGGTAGTCTTTCTGTGCATCTGACTGAACATCACGCTTGTACTTCACCTCAATCTTAACTGACTTGCCATTTATAGTAGCAGAAATGTCAGCTGTACCCTTAGTACCTTGACCTGGTGTCCACTTACCGGGTAGTTGTTTAGTGTATGCTATCTCACCAGTGCCAACTTGAATCTTGTTACCTTCTCTGTATTGCCCTTGATTACCAATCCTTTCAGCTTGATTGCCAGTAGCATTGATATAAAAGATAATAGACTTAGTCAGGCTATTAGCTGAGTTATCTGACCATTCTGTAGATGGTAGATAGTTAGGATTCATTGATGACTTAGCTTTTAGTATTTCAAGCTCTAATGCTTTGAGTTTTGCTTTGTTTTCTTTGGTCATTTCTCTTCTATTTTTTTAATTAAATTTATTACTTGCTGTCTACTTATACCTAACTGCTCAGCTACTTTTGTTCTGTTAAAGTTACTATCTGACTTGTAGATAGATAATAATTTGTCATAGGTAGTCTCAGCTCCTTTCATAGCTGATTTAATATCTTTTAATTCAGCTGCTTCAATCTTAATTTTCTTAGCATTCATGATAAAGTAGTTACTTAACTTCTCAGCTTTAAGAATACTATCTTTAGTTACTTCTAACACATTGACTTTCTCATCAAAATTGCTTGAGAATATATGAATTAACAAAGCAAATCTTGGGATGTAACTCTTTTGCTTAGGATACATTGACTTTAGATATTCATTCTCCTCATCATTGTTTTGCTCCTTAGTTATTCTGTTAAAGATTCGCTTCCATTCTTCTTTTGCTTCTTGTTTGAACTTAACAGTCTGAGTGATTATTTTACCTTCATTATCTCTTTTTAAGATAGCTGATTTAATACCTTGATAGAATCTAGTGATAGTGTTGCTATACCACATAATATCAGCTATGTGCATTTCATTTTCGTTATACTCCTCAACTTTTGCATCAGGAAAGCTTAACAACATTCTATCTAAGAAACCATTATCTTTATTCTCATCTGTAGAAAATTGGTTAAAGATACTTGGCTGGATACCTCCGAGCACTGGTATAAATGGACTCTCAATAAATGATCCTTTTCTAGTCATTCTATTCACAGATACTGACTTGCTACTCCAGCATGATAGCCAAAATTCCAAATCAGATCCAGCTCTATACTTATTCATGTCCTTAAACCATCCAGCAAGCTCATCTTTAAATACACCAACTGAATTATCTGACTCCTGGTGTAAGTCAACCAATGCCTCTAATGTAATATCATTGGCTATAAACTGAGTCTTTTTAGGTTTCATAGGCTCAGGATGTTCTTCTTTCTCTTTCTTAGTTAAGTCATTGTAATAGTTATACACCTCCATCTGATCAGAGTATCTCTTTATCTCTTTAAAGTTCAAGACATTCAATGGCTTAATGATATTGTCAATACTTGGAGTCTTACCTATACCAGCTCTACCTACTACAGCTAACCAAATTACACCAGGCTCAGTCCATCCTTTTTTAACTTCTATCTCATGAGTATTACCTACACACACTGAAATCAACCAAAGCAAACTACAGCCCATGTAGTCAATATTAGCATCTAGTTTTTTGTTACATTCTAAAATGTAATGCTGTATTTCTTCTGGAAAGATATCTAATGGAAAATTAATACCTGATATTGCTAATGGCTTTTCAATCTTTGGCTTATCCTTTTCAATTTCTTTCTTTCTTCTTGATCCAAATCCTTGCTCATATAAATCCTTAGTAGCCTCTTTAAAGTCACCATTGTGCATCTTGTGTGCGTATGCTACAAATGGACTTATTAACTTTTCATGCGGATACACTGTCCCAGTTGAAAATAGATACATGCATCCACTATCTCTGAACACACTACCTGAATGAGCAGAAGTAGCTCCATGTCTTTTGATTAGGTAGTGGTCTTTCTTTTGACCATTGGTAGGAATAAAGAAGTCATCTTGAATGACTGACCAAATATCTGTCTTATCATTGAAATCTTGCCAAGGTGTCACCTCATCATCTGAGTATATCTTTGGCTCTTTCTTTGGCTCTTCTGGTGCCTTCTCAATGTGATTGTAAGCTGAGGAGATATTCCATAATGTTTGTCTATCATCATCTGTAATAAATTCAAGTTGAAAGTATGACCTTGTATTGTCTAACTTCTTACCAGGGTAAACAAAGACATAGCCTCCAGTACCTCTAGTCTCTATTACAGCCTCTTTATGACCTTTTAACTTAGCTATCTTTGAATTACCTACTACTCGCTTAGACTTGTATAGGATGTGATAGCCACCACTTTTAGTTACATAGACAGAAAACTTTGACTCAAAGTCTAAGATGTTATCTTTAAGAGTCTGATAGTATTCTTTCCAAAACTGATCCTTTTCTAATTGTGTTGAGAATACCTTAGTGTCTACATCAATGACCTCTAATGATTCAAAGCCAGTGACTATACCTATCCCTTTTGTAGATGGTTTTCTTAAGTTGATTAGGAATTGTTCTTCTGTTAGTTTTTCAGATTGACATTCTTTCCAAGTATGATTAGGAATTTTGTCATCTCCAATAGTTATGACTGAAAAGTAATCTAAAAAATTTAATGCTTGTAATTCTTCCATTCTGCATAATGTTTTTAAAAAGTAAAGCCCATTAATCTCGAGTGATGCAGCACTTTTGACTAATGAGCTTTAAAAAAATGTCCTAGTGACTAATAATTAACCTTCTGCATTGTTAATTTTCACTGGACAAATGTAGTAATTTTTCTTAGATTACAAAAAATAATTAGGTGTAAACTACTGTAAAGTGACTTTACACCTGACTTTACAGTAACTTTGTAGTATCTATAAGGCTTGTAGCCATTTTAGGTGTAAAGTTTACAGTAAATCTTATTTTTAAATTTATTTTCTATTTATTTTTTTTTTACCTACTGTAAAGTGACTTTACACTTTACACTTTACACCACTCTTTCTAAGTACTGGTCATTAGCTATTCTCTCCTTAATTATCCTTAAATCTGTGGTGTTGTTGCAATTGATAACATCCTCAAAGATAGAGTACTTAGGTAGCTCAACTGGTCTATCACTAGGATAGAGATAGTCTTTAATTGGTGCAATAATGTCATCATAAATCTTGTCACAATTTTGAAATTGATTGTCTACATTAAGTCCATGCATGACAGTGACGTGATCCTTTTCAAGCATTCTACCTATTTCTGACAAGTTCAATCCTAATTTTTTTAGCTCTGAAAATAAATAGTATCTTTTATATACTATCCCTCTACTTCTTTTTGTACTGATTAGATCGTAAAGGTCAATCATGTATTTTATTTTTTCTATCATCTTATTCTTTTTTAAAGGTTATTTTTTAACTCTAAAAGACCAAGGGTAAAATGGATAGTTAGCCATGTATTTATCCCCATATTTATCTTGATACTCATAAACACCTAGTCCACTTACCTTGTCAGTAAATGAATGCCTCAAACATTTCATTGTAAATCTGCTTATTATTTTTTTCATTCTATTCTGATTTAAAGGTTATACCAAATTTTTGTAGTTTGGTCTTTAAGTTTTCTTCCCAATTTTCTTTTCTTATCTCTATGAACCAATAGTCTTTATCAAACAATAAATCTTTCATTTCTGCTTTCATAAATCCATCACTATATTTATTTGTAAATACACAATGATACATTTCAATTAATTGTTCATCACTAAAGTTTTCTTTTTCTATTGGAAGCCAATTTGGTGTTGTTTTTATTATTTTCATCTTATTCTGATTTAAAGGTTGATAAAATACTTAATTATTTCTATTACTATAAAAATTCTAAATATGTCTACAAAACTAAATCTATTTTTTCCAGATAGTTCCATCCATATATGTTTTAATAATTTCATTTTATTTTTGTTTAAATGTTTGGTTATAGTATTCAGTTGCTAACTTTTTAGTATTCTCACTAATAGCACCTTTATCAAATTCAGATTGTCCATTTATATGGGATAAAATTATCTGTTGCTTATCCATTTCTTTGGCTTTGTGAACTGCTTTTCTTGCTTTGTCACTCCAAAGAATATTCATTTCTAATTCTTTAACCAACCATTCTACTGCTGTTTGTTTCATGATATTTTCTTTTGGTCAATATTCTTAAAAATATCAGAGTCAGAGTCTATCCTTCCAGTAGCCTTTATAAAGTCCACCTCTAGCTTAGCTGAGTTAATTATAACAGATCCAATGGAGCTAATAGCTTTTGCCTTATCTACCTCTTCTTTAATCTGTTCATTTGTTAAAGACTCATCATTAAGTCTTTCTAGTGCTGCAAACATGTGGTCACGTAGATCACTGATTTTGTTTCTTGCCATTGATTGTTTTGTTTAGTTTACTTGTTAATTTAATTACTTGTTGTATTTCTTGGGGGAATCTTTGGATGCTGTTTCTTATGACATTGTCCTTCATGCTTATGCATTGTAAGTTGTCTAACTGACAGTTCCTGGTGTTACCATCTATAAAAGTTATTATGTGCTTGTTAGGAATTGGTCCATTAGCATCAATCCATATTTTTTGATGGTAAAGAATCCACTTGCTATCAGCTACTTTGTAGTATAGATATATTCTACCACTTTGATCAGCATCTTTTCTCTCTACTATAGTTCCATCAGGCTTCCAGTTATAAGGTCTATTACCTGGTTTAAACATTGTAGCTTTGACTTTGTCATAGACTTCTGTAGGCATTTCTTTGCCTTTATTAAATGGTATGTGTCCAGCTTTAAATCTAAACTTTTTACCACCATTAATTAAATTATGTCTACCTGACGACTCTGACCTTTTAAACTCTAGTGTTTTTTTAAGGCCCATTGTGAATGCTCTGTTAGCTACTTGAGAATAAGTCAATCCTAAGTCATCAGCAATAGCTTGAGTTCTTTCATGAGGGAATCTTTGTCTTATGATTTCATTAGGTGTCATGGCTCCTCTACTTTATAACCATTATTAATATACCATTGTGGAGTCTCAGGTAGGTCATCAGGATATTTCTCATCTTGAAGACATCCATTGTGATCAAGGTAGCAATACCACCAAAAACCACCTAGCTCTTCTACTGAGTCCTCAAGCCAAATTCTGTGTGTTGCTTTCATAGTGCTTGTATTTCTTGTTTAACTTTGTTCCAATACTGCTTAAATGGATTAGGTAACATCACATTGTCCATTGCTTGAATTATTTCATCAACTGCAATAATTGCACATCTTTTTGACTCATCAACATTTTGAAAAATAGTATAACTGTCTCCAGTATGTTCAAAGTTAAATTTACTTACTAATTGTTTTGCTTTCTCTTTTGGTGTCATAGCTCCTCAATTTTTAAGATTAATACTGGCCATCTGTCCACTAGGAGAATGGCATGTTGTTGATCGTATGCCTTCACTATCTTGAAGGACTTGTCTCTCATTGTGACTCTGTATGTTTTCATTTTTAGCTCTTAAGTAGTTAATGTATAGTTGGATGTTAAAGTGGCCTCTCTTAGCCCAGTAGGACTCAATATCAGCTAAGTTCATGTTCTTTAATTTCTCCGTTGTTACATCCACACTCTTCTTCTGTGTAGTGAATTTCATTACCAAATGTGCAGAAGTGTACCTCAATAGTACCTTCTCCATTGCAGTCAGGGCAAATCATAGCTCACAAAATTTAACAGTTGTGTACTTTTTATGCTTGAATGTGCTCAGGTTTCTCCTAGTAGGAGCAGTCAAGTTGAACTGTTTAATCATGTCTGAATATGTATGCCAGTATGATCTCCATCTTGTTGCTGGTTCAGACTCAGTACCAAATTGTCTTAGTGAAAATAGATACATGTCCCAGCAATGTTTCTCTTGTTCAATGATGTGTTTGATTAAATTTTGCATGTTACTTTGATTTAAGGGTTAAAATTTTGATTGTTGCTACTATGCTGTAAAGCACTAATAAGTATACGATTTTTCCTTCCATGATTTATTGTTTTGGTTAATAATTATGAAACAAAGTTATTAACTCTTTTCATATATGCAAACATTTTAACATATTTTAACATTTGATAGCATAAAAAAACCCATGCAGTTTATATTCGTCAATATTCTTACATGGGGGTTTGTCATAAGTTATACTTTTCAGCTTTCCTTTACACAGAAAAAGACCAGAGATGGTGCTGTGGCAGAACAGTCTCAGGTACTGTAGTACAAATATATAAAAAAAGGGATAAACTATCTCTAGATCATCCCTCTTAGGTGTTATTGTAACCAAACAATATACATGCGTACAAATATAACTATTTTTTTCTTCTAAGCAAGAATTTTATTAACTTACCTATCAATCCTGACTGCTCATTAACATCTACATTCACCTCACCATTGTTGACTTGTACATCTACCTTCTCAGTATCTATTTTAAGCTCTTTTAAGTCACTATCTTTGTGAAAGTCTACGTCTACTTTATCTGTGTCTACTTTAACGTCTGTAACACCATCTTTTCGTGTCACTTTAATATCTACATTCTTAGTATCAATATTGATGTTGATGTCTTTTTTTTTCTTAGGTGTTTTCATTATGCTTCGTTTTGACTAATTTCTCCTTTTGTTTCTAATTTTACTACTCTTACACTGGATGGTTGAGCTATTTTCCATGCTGTTCTTCTAGCTTGACTTAATCTTGATTTCTCAATTCTCATCACATTCACCTGGTTGTTTTGATTTCCACCTAGTACATGATAACATGTAGTATCTTCTCCAATATAAATACCAACATGTCCTCCTCCATTTCTTGTGAATGTTAATACATCACCAAGCATTGGAACCTGAGCTACATTTCCAAACTTATTCCAGTTCAATGCCCATAAAGGATGTTTAACAACATCTAATCCTTGAGCATGGCAGCAATAAGCTATAAAAAGTCCACACCAGGGAATCTCATCATTGGTATAAACTGATTTTAAACCAATAGCTTCAGCCCATGCAAGTATCTTTTTATTGTGTTGTTTACCTACAATCTCCTTAGTACCTATATGCTTGATAGCTTCTACTAATATCTTAGGTGATTTCTCTTCTTTTAACCAGGTGTAACTCATAATGAATCTTTAACAATATAAATGTATTTAACTTTCTTTTTTACAGTCAATAAGCTATCTACATCATGTTTAAGTTGTTCAACTTTTACATTGTTTTCTTTCTCAAGATCATGTAGATATTTTTCAGCTTTGATTGTGATTAAATCTTTTTTATGATCTTGATATTGATGCACTGGCATTGGTGTAAAAATTGCTAATAGAGAGCTCACAATTGTGGCAATCAATAAAACTTTATTCTCCATCTAATTTTTTGTTAAGTTCTTTTTGGAATAGTATATCTTGCATTAATTTTTTATCAGATTTTCTCTCCTCATCACAATCATCAATCTTTTGCTGTTGCTGTTTAATCTCAGTATCTTTTGATGTAATAATATATCTACCAATCATAATGAGTATAGTCAATAAAATAAAGAAAATATAAGTGAATGGACTTTTCCCAAATGTCTTATAATCTAATTTAAAAATGTTTTCCATACTTATTATGCTTAATCGTTCTGAAAGTCATAATCATCATAAGGTATAGAACACCAATCATTGTTATCATAGATAGATGCATTCACTGATATTGTCCATCCAGCAGTTACATCTGGTCCTCTATTAATGAATGGTTGTGTTGTTATATCTCCATTAATATCCATAAAGTCCTCAAATCTCCATTGTTGGAATGTGATTCTTATGTCATTGCAGATACTTAAGCAATCAGAATGTATCTCATCAATCTGTCTATATTCTTGGATATTGTATTTATCACATATTGTGATGATCATATTAACATTAACAGCTTGAGTAGTCATTGATCCAGGTTGCAATGTTACAACCATTAATGGATATTGTGCAGCATCTCTAGAAACAGCATCAATATAATCACCTTGAAAGAATTCTCTTATCTGTTTGTGCTTTGTTGCTATTATTTGCAACTCTTTCATTAGTTGGTTGAGAGTTCTTTCCATTTTTTTCTAGGTAAAATTTAAGCTTATCAATTTGTTTTTTTGAGAATTTCATCTGATCCAATTTAGTGGACTATAACCTGTCTTATCTTTCCTTACAAATTCATTACAATGATCAGAGCACATATCACAATATTCTGGATACTTAGTAGCTTGATCATCCATTAAGTAACCTATCAATCTTTCTTTATAAAAATATGCATCTTTCCTTAATTGGTCTCTAAATTCATCAACCTCAGCCAAAGTATTAGCTTGTATATTTTCATCCTGTACTCTACCAGTAGTCTTATTAGTTATCTTTTCAGTTACCAATAAAGCTGCTCTATAATCAACAAATGCTACTAAGCAAGGAATAACATATTCATTCATAAGATCTAAATAGTCTTGAGTCCAGGTATTGGTTTCAACTCTATCAAGTAATGCTCTATAAAGCGGAGTTCCTAGAGCTGGTTGAATATGCATATCTTGACTTCTCTTGATAGCAACTGCTAAGAGCTTAGTATCTGTATTATTGTGAATAAGTCCAAGCTTCTTTAGATTCTCCACTGAAAGTAAATAATTCATATCTTATCTTTTTACTACTAATTGCTGAATCCATTCATGTCTACACCATGGAGTTGATTTACCAGTATCTGGATTAGTATACCATCCACCTCTATATCTCCATACATCTCTATCAACTCTATTAGATATACTATTAATCTCATCTTTTGTATACAACCTATTAAGACCTAGTAATCTTTCACAGAATTGTCTAGATCCACTCTTTGCTGGAGGAACATCTAATCTGGTCCTGTATCCATATCTTACTTCGAATCTTTCAATAGGAATATTTTCTTCTCTTACTAATTGCTTTCCTAAATCTGTTACTTCTCCCTTTGTAATCACTTCCCATTTCATAAGCTTAGCCATTGACTTAGCAATCTCTTCAATGTTAGTATTAAGAGCTTTAGCAATAGCATTAGAGTCTTCACCATCACCTAACATCTTTAAAACATTCTTATCAAAGTCATTTAGTTCTGCTGATATCTCTCCAATGGTTGCAAATAATTGGTCTTGTTTAGTGAATACATCAGCAGATGGAGTATCCCAAGCAATTGGAAAAGTAGCAAATACTTCATATTCATGTGCTGATTCACCATATTGAGCAAAGTATCCAATCTCATTATCTGAGAATATATGAACATGCTTACAAGATGACATTTGTTGAGGAGCTGAATTTAATCCTACAATCTTACGAGCTTGGATTTCATCAATGGTTGGGAAGGATGCCAATAGAACTTGCAATGCAGATTCTGGAGTCAATATCCCTTCTTTAATCTTTGCAACAACATCAATAAGTGATGCAATCTGTGCTCCATTTAATGCACTTTTAGCAACATCAACTGGTGCTTCTACTGTTGGTTGATTAGGAGTTGATTGTGTTGGAGCATTATTAGTTGATCCAATTGGATTAACATCTCTAAGAGTAAGAGTTCCTACATCACCAGATAGTGTAACCATGTAATTCAATATCCATTCAATTCTTTTTTGTCTTGTGTTGACATAAGTGTTTTTAAATATCTCAAATAATTCAGCAGATTCAGCAGCATTAAATGATCCTTCTGGAGCTACACCAAACAATGATGGAGAAACAACTGAATGTGCTACAAGAATATTTTGCTGAACTGATTTCTCAAGAGCACTATATCTTTTATCCAGGTCATTTCCATTTAAACTCTCTACCTTTGGAGCTTGATCAGCTGATGCAGCAAATGTGATTATTATATCTCCACTATTTTCAATATTAGATGCTGGATCTTTGATTTGATTTTTAAAAGATTCTGCTTCTTCTTGAGTCTCAGGAAATCCATTCATGAATGTGATCATAGTTCCTGACTTAAATCCATTCTGTAATTCATACATGTTGAATTTAGAGATATCAACATCAGTTTGAATAGCTGTTAATCCACCTTGATAAACAGGCTTAGGATATACTCCATGTTCTTTCCTTGCTTTCTTAGCTGGGTCTTTATAATAAAGCACAAATGATCCAGTTTTTTTATCTTCATCTAGAGCTGGAATAGTTCTAAGATTTGTTTTCTCAGCTGATTGTTGTTGCATTGTCCAATCATCTGATATATAATACATTCTTTCATCTGATGATACTCTTATTGCATCTAATGGTAGATATTCCCAAACAGCTACTCTTGTACCTTCTAGATTCCAAGTACCTTTAACTGCAAATGCTCCAAATAATTCATAATCAAATGTCAATTGCTCAACAATCTCATCCATTGTGAAATCAGAATAGGAGTTATTCAGAAACCTTTCTAAGTTACCAGTAACAACTTCAAGACCTCCACCAGCAATGTAGTGAGTTTTATTCTTGATTATTCCTTGATGCCATGCTGAACCATTATAAAGGTCCACTAAAAAATAAGGATAGTCATTCTTTTTTCCCCATTTGATAAATCCAAGCAATCTATCTTGTTCCTCAACTGGCAGGACAAAGTCCTTTCTAAATGACATTGATTCAAACTTATTCATATATATTGAATGTTATATTTTCATTATACTCATTAGATGGAGAATCAATAACATAAACATGAGCTCTCCCCTCTTCTACTAAACCATCAGATAAAATTGGATCTAAATTAGTTGATGATATTTGCTGATAAATTCTATAAGTATAGTATCCATCATAATCAAAATTTAAATCTACTCCATCAACAAGCTCAAACTCATCATATCTTTCTGTAGCTAAGCTTATATTATCTAGAATACAGTAATACTTTAAGAATGATTGCTCATGTTCAAATTCAAATAGGTAGTAAACTGGACTAACTGTTGTCAGTTCCGTTACTGTCACTATCATAATTGAAGTTGAGTCCTTCAGTATTTTTAGCATTTTTAATTAATTTAGGTTTCTTTATTTCAAATATATGAATAAATCCAAGTGAATGGTAAAAGTCCTCTTCACCTCTTTTTATATCAATCCATTTGCTCAATAATATTGACCATTGTTTTGATCCAATAAACTTTGCTTTTATTTCCATGTTCAAATATACAAAAAAAGGAGGGACATAGCCCTCCCTTTAAATATCACTTCAATCAATTCTTAGATAGATGGCGATTGTTGACCTAATAATGATAAATAAACAGATGAAAGTACATCTGGAACAGGATCATTTTCTAATCCACCCATGATGATGTCATGTCCTAATCTATCAGATTTAATTACTCCAGAACCATAAGCAGAAGCTTCAGCAATTTGAAGTCCTTCACCAAATCCAAGAGCAACAACAGTACCATCAGCTTTCTCAACAAGAGCAACACACTCATTCTGTCCTACTAAGTGAATCTCTGAACGTAATTCTTTAGTATCTGAAGCTAAGATCATAGTCAAATTTTGTTCATACCAAAGAGTTCCATTTCCTTTATTCACTCTGATTGGTGCAGTATAACTTGATAAGTTAGATTTTAACTTATACAAAAATACTTCACCTGTTACAGTCAAAGCAGTCACTTCATTGTCTACAATTGTAGAGGCAGTTACATTCTCTAATGGAAATATCAAAACAGATTTTATACCACCTTTACCGTTGGTACAAGTTCTGTCATTATATCCCTGTGTCATATTACAGCTCATTGCTTTTTATTTTTTTAATGTTATTAAATAGGGAGGAGTCACCCCCTCCCATTATTTTTCTTAGTTAGGAGAAGATGTTCCATTCCAAACTCCGATTTGGCTCAAGAAAGGTACTTGTACACCAGCTCTAAATTTAGATCTTAAGTAGATTACATCATCATCTTGAGAATACCATAAATCAAAGTTCTCAAAGTCAGAGCTTAAGTCAGTTCCAAATACAAATTGAGAAGCTCTACCAGTATAGATGTTATCTAATCCATTCAATCCATTAACTTTAACAATTCTCATGTTTGTTCCTGGAAGGATCAACTCATTCAAGTCACCAATGTTAGCTGGATTGTAGTGGAATAAGTTATCATCAACTAAATTCTTAGTTAAGAAGTTAAAGTTCTCACGACCTGTAAAACAGATAAAATCACCAGCCTCAGCAACATTTGCTGGAGTATTAACGAAACACTCATAGAACACATCAAATGCATTTGTAGCAGAGATTGTTGCTGTTGAAGATGAATTCAAATTCACACAACCATTTGCAACTGTTAAGAATTGACGGAATCCATTCATTTTAGATAAGTTACCTGATCCAGTAGCTTTGTTACCTTTCCAGATTAATTTATCTAATTCAAATGAATGCAATTGCAATAAGTAGCTGATGATTTGTGCTTCAAATGGAAGAGTTTTATCTTCAGCCATTGCACCTGGTCTAAGACCTAACTGTGTCCAGAAACCATCTAAGTCTTTTTGACAGAAAGATTTCATATAACCTAAAGTCTCAACTGCAATTGCTCTATCAGTGAACACAGTGTCACCATTAGGACTCATTGTACAGTCACCATCTTGGTAAATGATTGAATCATCCATTAATTTCAATTCTTGAGATCCTTTAATCCCTTGTTGAATTGATACATACTGCAATGTTCTAGCTTCAGTTACTGACTTTACAATTAAGTCTTCTCTTTGCTCATCAACATAAGCTGCTAAACCAGATACATCCCAGTTAAATTTTGTGCTTAAATATTTTTTTAACGACATTTTTATTAGATTTTAGAATTTTTTAAGAATAATTGTCTAGCTGTTAGGTTGCCAACCTTGCTGAATTTTTCAGCTTCTTTTGTCTCTACAGATGGTTTAGCTTTGAAAGCCTCGAATTCACTTTTCAAATTACTTAACTCATTGATAAGAGTATTATTTGTTTCTACAATAGTCTTAGTCATTTCTGCCAATCCTTCGACAGCTTTGGAGAATGACTCAAGCTTTGCATTTACAATTGATTCAACTTGATCAGCACTCATGGATTCTGCTGTTGTTTCTTCAACAACAACTTCTCCATCTCCTTCATTTTGTCTTTCATCAATAACCTCAGTTATGATAGCTTCTGCATCAACAACAATAGATACACCAGCAAGTTCTCCACTCAATGAATGAGTTCCTTCAGGAGCTGGTATTCTTTCGCCATCTGCAACAACAAAAACTGGCATACCAACTTCAAGAGCATCATACTCAATAGTTGTTACACCATCAGCTAAAACTGCTGTATCAAATTTGTCAACTGACTTAGAGAATTGTGCTTTCATTTCAGCAATCAATTCCTTAATGGTAGTTAGTTCTTTATTCATATTCTATTATATTTTATTGTTCGGAAATTCCTAATTCTTTTAGTTTACTTTGTGTCCATTGTTTAGCTGCTGGTCCACCCCATAATAAATAAGAGATAGTCCCACATGCAGATTCATCACTTGGATTATAATACTCCTCAGCTCTTGATAGATAAGAATACATTCTTTTTATAACAGCAACTGAGACAGTCTGTCTATTAGCTAAAGTTGTTGCTCTTAATCTACCAACCCTTGTGGCACATTTATTTCCATACTTCTGATTGAGCTCAATTCCTTTCTTTGCATTGTTAGTTACAGCTTCAGGATAGTCATTGTAAAATGTTATGTATTCCTGTACTTGCTTTAACTCTTGATAGATTGCTTTGAATTCATGTTCCCATCCTTTTCCAGTCTCAAGTAATTGGAATACACCTTCAATTGAGAATCCTGTAAACATACCAGCTTTAGCAGCATCATATATATCTTTATTAGTAAGCTTATAAGATACTAACCATGATCCATCTTTCTCATCTTTAAACCTTTCAGGAGCTGTGAATCCTTTTTTCTCATCAATGATATAAGACATAATCATATAGATACCATCTACTACTCTCTTACTATTATGCTCAAGATTAACATTGTTAAAGTTTTCTCTTCTAGCATAATCAAATACTATATCCTTAATTGATGCTGGGGAGAAATTTACATAATACTCTTCTCCTGTACTTGGATCTCTTCTAAAAATTGGAGTATTAGCAGAAATAGCTACACCTGTTATTACTTGCTCCTCATCATTGAATTGATAAGCAATCTTTTGTGAGAATGTCTCAAATGATTTCTCATGAGCTGGATTAGCTACAAGGCTATTGAATGACACTGTAGTCTCTGGATCATCCAGATCTATTATAATATCATATAATGGTAATTCTCTTAGCATATAATTATTATGTATATTTGTTCGAAATGATTTTTGTATATCCATACCATAGCAAGGTCACTTATGACTTTGAGATTATTCAATCTATTGAAATTATTAGACATCTATATCCTGATGCTAAGATATATACCATAGGTAAAGAAATACAAGGAGTCAATAATATACCATGCAATCAACACAATAACATCAGAGGATGTGATGTTACCAATAGAATCTTAACTTTTGCAAAGAAGATTGGAGGAGATTTTATTTATATGAATAAAGATTTCTTTTTAAGTGAATCATGGCAGCCTCATGTAGCAATTAATAATGGACCATTGATTGTTAATCCTGAACATCCACCACATACTAAGATAGCTCAAAGTAATACTCTTGAATTCCTTAAGCATAACAACTTTACTGCTTATAATTTTGAGACTCATACACCTGTACTAATGAATAGTCAAAAGTTAATTGATCTATTTGATAATATTAATTGGCAGAATGATAATCATTTCATTAAATCAATCTATTGCAATGTTTACCAGGTACCATCTAAAGAAGGTGTAAATTCAAAAGTATCTGTAGCGTCAATTGATAAAGCTCAAGAATTTATATCTATCAATGGATGTTTCTCAACAGGGGATAACTTCTGGAATAAAGCTACAGTAAAATGGATTAGAAGCTTGACTTCACCTCCTGGACAGCTACCTTGTTCTGAACATTAGTGATATCATATTCCAATACTGCTACCTTAGTCATATTCTGTAAATTAGTAGCTGTAACATTCTGACTATTAAGATCAGTTTGTTGAGTATTAGTATTAGCTGTGAATGTTGATGCTGTTGCTCCTAATGATGTATCACCTGGTGGTGGTGGTGCTGTTGGTGGAGTTCCTCCTGAATTAAACTTAGTCTTAGAAATTGCTGCTATTTGTGCTGCTCCTGTAATAGCAGAGAATGCAGAGAATGGTAGACCAAATGTAACTGGTGATGCTGCTACTGACTTACTTATTGCACTAGCAGTTGAGATTATAACTTCAGATATCTTAAGAGCTTTCTCTCTGTTAAATGCTTTCTTTCTAATCTCATTCTGAGCACCTTCATTACCTTCTAACTTCTTAATTCTTTCTTCATCATTAGCATTGAGCAATCCATTCAATGCACTCATTGTCTCTTTAAATGCTTTAGCTATCTCAATTACTTTGTCAATATTTGAGATTATTTTTTTAACTCTTTCGTCATCTATTTTCTTTTGTTCTTCAGCAATAGCTTTGTCATTAGCTACTTTTTTCTTACCATACTCTAAATTGATTTCATTAATCTCATTTAGTTTAGCAGTTTCTATAATTGCTAGTTGTTCAGCATTTCCCTTGGCTTGTTCTTCTAGAGTAAAATATTTATCATTAACAGCTTGGATTTCATTTTGTTGCTCTGAAAATAAACGCTGTCTATTTTCTTCTGCTATTATTTCCAACTGATTCAAATATTCTACTTCAGCTGCTTTTCTTAATTTATTAAGTTCATTTTTTTGATTCAATACAGCATCACTTTCAATCTTAGCATATTTGCCATTTATCTCTGCAATTTCTGACTGTTGTTTAGCTATTAATTCTTTATCACTTTGACCGGCTGCATCTGCTTTTGCATATAATTCTTGATACTTATTATCTAATGCTTGTAACTCTTTCTCCTTAGCATCTGTAATCTTAGACTGTCTTTCAGCTTCAATTGCATCAAAGAATTCAGTAAGCTTTTTATTATAGTCTTGTTCTTCTTTTAATCTATCTTCATTTGCTTTTTTATTATTATCAGACCTTTTTTTATCAATGTTAGCTTTGTTAATATCCAATTGATTCTCAGCATCTAAAATAGCATCAGTTGTTTCTTGAATTGATTTCTTTGTTTCTGCAATAAGCTCATCATTTACTCCCATTGCATTGGTAGCTTTTAATATTCTCTCATTTAATTCAAGTTCTTTTAATAATGATTTTTGATATTCAATAGAATTTTGAATTCTCTTTTCTACCAATGCATCTGAACTTTTACCTTGAGCTTCTAATAATGCAATTTGTCTACCTAATGATTTATCTTCAGCATTATAAGCATCCTCCCTAGCTTTACGTTGTTCAGCTTGTTTAGCAAGAGATTTATCTACTCTCTTCATGTGAGCTTCATGTCTTGCTTTTTGATCACGTTCTGCTTTGTTATCAATGACATTGAAGTATTCTAATGCTTTGATTGCAGCATAAACAACCCCTATAAATGGAAAGAATATTCCAATTAAAACTTTAACTCCAACACCTAATTTATCAAAGTAGTCGTAAGCTTTAACAACATAACCTGATAGTTTAATTACTACCTTACTTACTGTATCAAAATTAGCAATCAAAGTTCCTATTAAAACAATAATAGCTCCAATACCAGTAGCAATTAATGCTGCTCTAAATGCCTTTGTTGCAAATGTTGCTGTATTAGTTGCAACAGTTAATCCACCTTCTGCTGTTGCTAGTCCAGCTGTTGCACCAATAGATCCTGTTAATATAAATGCTTTAGCCTTTTCAAGTCCATTTCTTAACTGTAGACCTAAGATTGACTCCTTATTCAAGTTGTTTGAAATAATACTAACAGAATTAACAAGGCCCTGAACAGCTTGAAGCTTAACCATTGTCTCTGCTAATTTCTCATTCTCAACTCCAGCTAATGCAGCAGCAGATTGTATACCTTGAAATGCAGCAGCTCCAGTCTCTATTCCTTGTAATGTAGTATCAAGTCCAACAAAGTCAGATGATAAAGCTGTAGTCTGAGCTTTTAAATCTCCAATCTGATCCTTTAATTCAGCAGCATTTCTAATTGCTTGTTGACCTACTGGACTCTTATCACCAGCTTGCAATGCTAAAGTCTGATACTCCTTCATTGTTCTAGTCAACTCTCTCATAGTGAGTCCACCAGCTTCAACTCTAGCATTTAGTTCTTGGATTTTCTGGTCAAAATTATCTATTCCAGTATTATCAGAAGCTGTTGCTTGTGTTGCTTTTA